TTTCATCATCAATTAAAATGTCAATTGATACAACTAAAATGAGAATTGAAAGAATTAATAAATCAAAAATATGTACCAATCAGAATCAATAACTAAAATAGCCTTAGCCTTAGTAAAGGCACAAATGGCAATGAGTGGAGCTGTTAAATCGGCTACAAATCCATTTTTTAAATCAAAATATGCTGATATAAATTCAGTTCGTGAGGCTTGTATTCCAGCTTTAAACGAAAACGGTATTTGTGCAATGCAACCAACAGTTGAAATAAACGGAAAACCTTATGTAAAAACACTTTTAATTCACGAGTCGGGCGAATGGATTGCAGGCTATACTGAAATAATTAGCGGTAAACAAAACGATGCTCAATCACATGGCAGCGGTTTGACTTATGCCAGGCGTTATGGATTGCAAAGTATGACTAATTTAGGCAGTGAAGATGACGATGGAAATGCAGCAAGCAAGCCACAATCAAAAGCACCTGAAAAGGTATGGTTAAATCCAAACACAAAGCAGTTTGATGAGGCCATTGCATTTATTAAAAAAGGTGGCACAATTGAACAAATTAAAGTTAAATATAATATTTCAAAAGAAAACGAAAAACTATTAGTATAATGGAAACAGCAATGAGTACAGTAAGGCAACTGCCTGAAACAAAACAGCAAATTGAAATATTTGCAGACCAATTGGAACAAGGGTTAAACAATGGTAGAATTGTAGCAAGTGAATTGCTACGATTCCAAAAAGCAATGGAAAAAGTTTTTGATAAAGTAAAACCAACTTTGATTGATTGCGCTTTAGCAGAATTAGACAAATACGAAAAAAACACTATTATAAAAAATACTGAATTTAGTATTGTAGAAGCTGGAACAAAATACGATTATAGTATGTGTAATGATGCTGAATTGAATGATTTATATTTAAGCATGGATTTGCTAAAAGAAAAAGTAAAACATCGTGAAACATTTTTAAAAGCATTAAAAGAACCATTGTCAATTATTGACGAAGAAACTGGGGATTTACAAAGAGTACACCCTCCAAAAAAATCAAGTTCAACAACTGTAAAAGTAACATTTAAATAATGGAAGCAGCATATTTTAAAACGTGGAATAATCACATTCCACGTACTCCAATCGACATACAAAATAATGAATTTGTTGTAAATAGAACAAAAAATATTATTGAATTTGTCACAGGGCTAACTTATGAAAATTACAACGTGAAAAGCAGACGTAGGAATATATCATTCGCAAGGCAATTATTTTTTTACTTAGTTCGTCAAAATTCAACACTTTCTTTAAAGTCAATTGGCGAATTATTTAGCTATGAATTTTATTTTAAAGACACTAATAAAATGGGGCGAAGATGGTATGACCACACAACTGTAATTCATGGAATAAAAACCATAAACGATTTAAAAGATGGGTATGCAAGTCATGAAAAGAAACAAATATTAACAGCAATCGAAAAATTTAAACAAGTATGAAAGCAGTAACTTGTAAATGCAAAAATTGCGGTGTTCGATTTACTCCTAAAAGGTCAAGTTTAGAAAATTCATGTTCGGTTTTTTGTGCAATTGAAATAGGAAAACTAAAACCAGTAAAGCCAAATTATGCAAAAATAAAGCGTGATAAAATTGAAAGTTTAGAAACTAAAAAGCAAAGTTATGTAAGGCGATTAAATGCTATAAAAGTTATATTTCAAAAGTGGATACGTGAACGTGATAAACATTTGCCTTGTGTAAGCTGTGGTGCAATTACAGCTATTGAATGGCACGCAGGACACCTTTATAAAGCAGAAAACTACAGCGGTTTAATATTTGACGAGCGAAATTGCAATAAGCAGTGTAAAAAATGCAATGTTTTTTTAGATGGAAACCAACTAGAATATTTTAACCAAATGAAACAAAAGCACGGATATGATTTTATGGAAAAATTACGATTAGATGCTTATTTGACAAAAGTAAAAACATTCACAGAACAGGAATTAAACGAAATAAAAAACAAATACAAATGAAAGCACCAACCAACCAAACAGCCGCAATATTACAGAGTCTAATTAGAGATAGTTATGTTACTGAGCAAGAATTTTGCTTTAACGGTTTTAGAGCAAGAATAAGTGAACTTAGGCAGTTAGTAACAATAGATACTCAAAAGGTTAATTATATTAACCAATTTGGACATAGTAGTTATTACAACCAACATTCGCTAAATAAAGAAAATAAAAAATTAGCAAAAGAAGTTTACGAAAAAATAAATTTGCGAAAGTAAAATAAAAGGTTACTTTTGTAGTACAATTAGTTGAGGTCGAAGCCAACTAACATAAATCAGAACTTTAACATGGTGTAAAAGTATATGATTATAGCCCCTTTAGCTTCGACCTATTGGGGCTATTTTCGTTTAAATTAATTATTAATTATGAATTATCAAACAATGCCATTCGGCAAATTTAAAGGCACTTTAATTAAAGAATTGCCAACAAATTACATTGCTTATGCCTTAGAATCATTTGAACTTCCTGATGAATTAACAGGAAAATTAAAAGATGAAATTTGCGAAAGACTGTATTTATTTCCAAAATCAATACCTTTAGCTAAAAATTTTAATGATGTGTATAGAAAGCTGGCAGTAAAATATCATCCTGATAGGGGTGGAAGTGGTATTGAAATGAAAGTTTTAAATGAGTTTCGTGATTTATATTATATTGATTTGCCATTTTAGTTATGAGAAAAGGATTTAATTTTTATCGCAGCTATTTTGAAGTATCAATGGAATTAAAAGATAGTGAATTTATAGAATTTATTAAGGCATTACTTCAAAAGCAATTTAATGGAATTGAGCCAACTAATTTAAAAGGAATGGCTAAGTTTGCATACCTAAGCCAAAAGCACTCAATAGACAGTCAAGTTAAAGGTTATGAGGACAAAACAAAAGAAATACTTATTGAAATTATAGGGGGTTCGGTAGGGGGTTCGGTAGGGGGTTCGGTACAAGAGAAAGAGAAAGAGAAAGAGAAAGTACAATTAAGTAAGAAATTAATTAAGGTTATTTTTCAAGAATCTAATTTATTTGATAAGAATATTTTTAAATCTGAATTTCCTGAATGGAACACCACAAAACTTTTGTACTATTACGAAGCTGCAATAGCTTATTCAAACGAAGGTAATAAATATGTAAATTGGAAGTCAGCTATAAATAATTGGGCTAAACGTGACGAGTTGCAAGGCAAGCTAAAATTTGAAGCAAAAGGAGTTGACCCAAGAAACCCTAAAAATTTGAGGGTTATAATATGAAAATTAGAAAATTTAATGATGTTGCAGAAAAGGTTTTTGAACTTCACAAAAATAATACATCAAATTTATTAAGTACTGGTTTTGAAACATTAGACCCTTTTTATCAAATTAGACCAGGGAACACAACAATTATTTATGGTTATCCAAGCTCAGGGAAAAGTGAGTTTGCATTTCAATTACTAATTTCATTAAGTGCAAGAAAATACAAAAAGCATTTAATCTATTCACCTGAAACTGGAAGCGCTGAAGAAATATTTAGCGAAATAGCACACTCATTAACTGGCAAAAGCTTTGATAAAAGATTCCAACATAACTACATTACTGAAGCAGAAATTTACAAAGTACAGCCATTTATTCAAGACCATTTTACAATTATCGAAGATGATGACATAAGCGGTTTAACACTTGAAAAATATTTTGAAGTAGCAAAACAAGTAAAAATGGATAACGGATTAGATTGCACTTTGATTGATAACTTTAACGATTTACAACATAACAGCTCCGACCTTAGTAATATTGCGGCTTATTTACCTTCTTTTTTAATGAAGTGGAATAAGTTTAGTAAATTACACAACCTGCATTCTTTTATGGTTTGCCATGCTAGAAACCCAACTGGAGTAAAGTCGGGCGAATTACCAAAGGCGCCAAGCGTATTTGAAATAAATGGAGGTCAAGCGTGGTATGCAAAAGCTCAAAGCTTGATATGTATTGATAGGCCATACGAAGAAATAAATGGGTTAATTCAGCAATCAAATACAGTGGAAATTGACATTAAGAAAATAAAACCTAAAATAGTAGGTAAAAAAGGAGTTGTAAAACTTGACTTTGAATTTAGTAAAAAATGTTATTCGGAAATAATAAACGGTGAAATTCATAGAATTGATACTGGTTTTAAAGAATCATACAAAGCACCAACAAATGCAATACAATCAACAATAAATTTAAACGATCCATTTAAAGCACCTTTTTAAAATGACAGAATACGAAACTTTAAAAAAAGAGCAAGACGATTTAAACAATTTGCGAAGTGAAGATTATAAAAAACTTCAAAAAATAATGATTGAATGGTGCGACTTTACAAATTTGGAATCAAGAAACGAACCATGTTATATAAATTTATGGGCTATAAACAACTTTATAGGCGATTTAGAGCAAAAAACGATTAAGAGTATAGGCGACAAGAAAAAAGCGGCTGAAACACACTTAAAAACGCTTTACGAAATTCAACAGCAATATGGCAAGTTTTATTTTGAATCTATTATTTACCGAACTAAAGTTTCGGAACTTGAACGCAATCAGTTTATATTTTTGGAGCGAATCAAAGAACTAGAAAAAGAAAACACAATTTTAAAAAAACAACTTGAATTTTAATTAACTAAAATACAACTATTTACAAACAAAATAAAAACAATACTTGTAATTACAAATATTTATTTTAGATTTGTGCCATAATTAAAAACAAGGATATGAAAGCAACTGTAAAAGCAATAAGGAAAATGTTATTTGATTCAAATGATAATTGTTTTTTAAACAAAAATATGATGACAAATAAAGAAGCTAGGGATTATTTTTATAATTTAGAAAATCAAGACCAAGAATTTGAAGTATTTGGAACTGAAAACATATTAATTGTAAATAACTAATGACACAAAAGAAAGCAGGGCAACCAAAAAAAGGAGTAAATAAACTTATTCAAACTCAATTTCGAGTACACCCTAAGCGAAAAGATAAATTTAGGGCAAAAGTAAATGAGTTTATAAAGGAGTTTCAAAAAATAATATAACGGTTCTCGGCTTGCCGTCAGGGCGGGTATTGAACCACAAAACTTGAATAGAATTACTAACTTTTAAATAACAACAAAATGTCAAACGAAGAACTGAACCCCGCCTTGCGGCAAACCGATGTTAACAGCCGTTTTATTTATCTTATCACAAACGAAACTGATGGGATAGTAGAATCTGCTTGGTCTAACTTTGAAGAAGCAAAAAAAGAATGTCAGCAATGGGAAAAGATGAAACCACAAAAGCGGTTTATGATTGTCGAGCTCCCTGTAAATGGCTGTTAACGTTTTGCAGCTAACAGAAGTGGCTGCTTGTAAGAACTTCTGAATTAAAAACAAATGCTTGTAGCAGCCATTTTTGTTAGGTGCTGTTAGGCGAAGTTAAATTAGATAGATGGAAAAAATAACAACAAGTAGTGAATCTACATTAGAAGTAATAACTATTGATTCTTATACAGGTGAGGGTACTAATGACCTGACGATTTCAATTTATAATAAGATTTGTAACGATTCGGCACATATCAACTTAAATGAAGATGAAGTTAGAAGATTACGAGATGAATTAAATGAGTGGTTGGACGATTAATTTCGCCTAACGTTTGGCAGCCTTACGCAGTGGGGGCTTTTAACCACTGCACTAACTTAGAAGCACAAAATTATGAATAACGAAAAATTTTCAAACGAAGCACAGAACCCCCCATTGCGTAAGGCTGCTGTTATAAGCCGTTTTTCTTTGTGGTGGATTAGAACATTTAAAGTAATATCAAACCAAAGAGCAAAAGAAATCGGTTTAAAATGGTATAGAAATGTATTTGGAGATGAAATTAATCATTTGAATTGCAGGTCTATTTGGACTGACAAAAGAGGGAATAGATACAGAGTTAGTCATTTGGAGGGTATTTCCTAAAATGGCTTATAACTACTGTATAACTGCAATAAAAAGGATAAATAAATATGAGAGTATCAGTAAGTTATATAGTTGTTTGGCAAGTTGTAATTAATGGAATTGAAACACCTTATAAGTTCACAAAAGACGGTATTTGTATTAATACCCAACGATGCAAAATATTAAAAAAAGTATCAAAAAATTCAACAATAGGATATAATTTTAATTCAAAATTTTACCCACTTTCAAAAGTTCGATTAATGATGCAAAAAATAAAAATAAATAAATTACCATTTTAAACATGACAAAAGACATATACGATAACCATTCAATGAATAGTTTAAACGCCTATTGGCATGCAAAAGCAAGCTGTCAATATTGGGATTCAGTAATAAGCGATAGGCACTTAATGAGTAATAAAGACTTTTTGAAATGTATGATTGCAGCACGAAAAGCAAGCCGCATTTTAATTACTGAAATTGAAAAGGCATACAAGCAAGCTGGAATTGACATTGAACAGATTGGAGAAGAAAACGAGGTTATATTCCAGGCTATGGAAATAATGCAGGAGTTAACTGATAGTTTACAAATAAAACCAATATTGAAAGTAAAAATGTAAAAAATACTATATTTGTAAAATAAATGGAATTAGTTAACATAATTTTGAGCAACAAAATATATTTTGAAACTTGCAAAAATATAAACATTAATTATGCTGATGACATTTATCAAGAGGTAATAGAACAACTATTAACAATGCCAGTTGAAAGACTGCCAACAAAGGAATATTTGCAGTTTTGGTTTTATTGCACAGCCAGAAATATTATCTCACAAAATGGAAAGTTAGGAAAATTAATAAGTAAAGATTTTCCAACCGATATTCAATTTGAAATAATAGAAGAAGAACAAAATTGCGAATTAAAATTTGAACTAGATATTAAAAATATTGAAGATTTTTTATTAAGTTTAAACGAGTTTGAGAATAGAATAATAATTTTATATTCCGAACATAAATCAATGCGAAAAATAAGCCAGTTAACTGGAATAAGTTACTCAGCTTTAAGGTCAGTAAAAGAAAAAATAAAACAATTTGCAAATGAAAATACTTGTAATAATTCCTAGTTACCCCAAAATAAGCGGTGTTGATTATCATCGACTTTTACAGCCACATAAGCGAATGTCTGAAATGTTTAAAGAGTCAGTTGATATGTACCAAATAAATGAAATTGACACCGCAACAATTGAGTTTTTACAAGGGTTTGATTTAGTGATTGCAAACCGATTTATTTCAAGAGTAAACGGGAACGAAGCGATTAAAAAGTTACAAGATGCAAATGTTCCTTATGTTTTAGATATTGATGACGATTACAGATTACCCGAGTGGCATATTTTAGCGCACCAAGCAAAGAAAGAGAAACACGCTGAAAAGATATTACAAGCGTTGCATTATGCAAAAGCAATTACAACAACACACGATTATTTGAGTGGAACTTTAAAGCATGAAGCTAATCAGAAATATGCTTTTGAAATTCCAAATGCAATTAATCCAAAAGAGGAACAGTACAAAGGTAAAAAGCGTGAAATTGATGTTGTGAAATTGGGGTGGAGTGGATCAATTACTCACTTTGAAGATGTGATGTTATTGCATGATAGTTTATATTCATTGTATAGCCAGGAGCAAATAAAAGATAAATTTCAAATTGTTTATGGGGGTTATGGAAATGCAGACGAAAACAGCAAAGCAATAGCAGGTGTTTTAAGTTGCAAAGGTAAAGCAGCACCAAGTCAATTTGCTACGTTTCCAAGTGCATCAATTAACGATTATGCAAGGTTCTATGACTTAGTTGATGTTAGTCTTATACCTTTGCGAGATAACCGATTTAACAAGCTAAAATCTAACCTTAAATTAATTGAATCAGGATTTAAAAAGAAGGCATGCATAGTTTCAAATGTTCACCCTTACGAACCAATGTTAAAGCATGGTAAGAATTGCCTTGTAGTTAAGCATAAGAACGATTGGTATAAACACATGGTCAAGTTAATTGAAAACCCAAACATGATTGAGGACTTAGGAGAACAATTATATTTAGATTGCCAAGTGCAACACATTGATAGAATAGCAGAATTAAGATATAAAACGTATAAACAAATATTAGAATTATGAAAATATTACAAACAAACAAAAGCAAAGTTTTATTTTTAGAAAATGAAAACGAGGTAAAAATTTTAAAAGAATTACTTAAAAAAAATAAAAAAGGTGGATTAATATTTGTTGAAAGTAGCGAAAATACACCAAGTGACAAAGAGATTGATAAAGTAATTAAATTAACGTACAAAAATGATAGATAAAATTTTATATTGCATTGGAATATCAATGCTGTTTACTTCCTTTTTTAGCTTAACACAAATCCCTAAATGGTTAGATTTTAAACCATTTAATTGCGGTGTGTGCCTTTCATTTTGGATTTGTGTAATAGCTATTCAATTTGATTTAATTCAATACACACAAGCGTTTGCCATAGCAGGGTATGCAGCTTATTTTTCAATGATTTTAAAACGAATAATGTATAAAATATGAAACCAAAACAAAAAGCAAAAGAATTAGTAATGAGTATGTTTCAACCTCCGGTAGATTCTTTAGAATATAAACAAGGTCAAAAACATTTTTTTAATCAATATAGTGCAGCAAAACCATGTGCATTAATAGCAGTTGCAGAAATACTAAACGCAATTTATAACGAAGATTTTGATGGGCATTTAATTGATGAAAATGATGCTGCAAGTTATTGGCAAGAAGTAAAAAGAGAAATAGAAAAGCTATGAGAACATTTAAAGATATTTTAGAACAACTAAAACATAAAGGACCTAACCGATTTAGCTTATATGAATTACTTGAAATATTTATTAATGAAACTGATTGGGTAGGTAGTGGGCAACAATTTTTAGAACTTGCTTCAATATGGCATGAAATAAGCGGGACACGAGTTAATACTGGCTGCCCTGCTTGCTGCTTAGATACTTTAAAAAGTCTAAAAAATTGGTATATTCGTGAAAGTGAAATACATTTTAAAGGAGTTCAACCTAAAAAAAGGAGTAAATAATGGCACTAATTGCAATGTGTTGCCATGACACAGAAGAAAATGGAAGGTCTAAATATACATCACAAACAATTGAAAGTTTATTTGAAACAGTTGATTTTACACAAGACAAATTAGTTATTATTGATAATGCAAGTTGTCAAGAAACTAAAGAACTAATGAAAGAATTGGGTTGCATTCTTGATACTAAAAAGTTTAAAGAAAATCATATACCTTTTGTTTTAATTACCAACTCCGAGAACTTAGGAACTGCAAAAGCAATTAACCAAGCATGGAGTTTAAGAGAACCTAACGAAGTAGTTATTAAAATGGATAACGATGTTGTCATAAATAACTATGGTTGGATAGAAGAAATGGAGTTAGCAATGAAACTTGGTGGCTATGGAATAGTAGGCTTGAAACGTAAAGACTTAATGCAACACCCAAACGCTAAAGACAATTGGAAAACAGAACTAAAAATGCTTCCACACGAAAAAGGCGACAACTGGGTAGTAGTAGAAGAAAGCGCAGACATAATGGGTACTGTTCAAATGTTTAATCCAAGTTTAATTAATAAAATGGGTGGGTTAATGCAAGCAGGAGTATATGGATTTGATGACACATTAGCTTGTATAAGAGCAATATTACTTGGTTATAAACTTGCATTTTTGCCACACATAGACATTGACCATATAGATGTTGGTGGGGATGCTTACACAGAATGGAAACGCAAATATGCAGGCGAAAAAATGGAAGAATTTTATAAAATAAAAGATGGTTTAATTAATGGCACAATACCAATAAAAGTAGAACTATGATAGTTTTAACAGTAGCAGACCAACGTAGTAAATGTTTCCAATTAGAACGCTCCTTAAATTATTTTAAGTGGCAGTATCATATAATTGAAGTAAACCAATGGCAAGGATTCGCAATGAAACTAAACAAGGTATATGAATACTTAAAAGCTAATCCGAATATAACCGATTTTATATTTGTTGATGCTTATGATACATTTTTTTTAGACACACCACAAAACACTAAGCGCAAAATATATTGGAATTGTTTATTTAATTCAGAAGTAAACTGTTGGCCTGATGTTGACCAACTAGCAAACTACGAAGCAAGGGAACAATACACAAAACCAAACACAAAATTTAGATTCTTAAATAGTGGTGCTTACTACATGAAGTCAGAAACATTTATTAAGTTAATAGACAAACAAGGAATACACGACAGTGAAGATGACCAAAGAATAGCAACTAAATGGCTAATCAATAACCCAAGCATAGGTGTAGACCATGATTGCCGAGTATTTCAAACATTATGTGGTATATTGCCAACTGATTACAGAATAGAAAATAATCAATTTATTACTAAAGATAATTTCAAACCAACAATCATTCATGGAAACGGTAAAGCAGATATGAATTTTATATACGAATTAATATGAGTAATTGTTTAAAATGCGAAAAAGACTTAAATAAATAACATAATGATAATTTTATATATATTTGCAACATAATAAACAACAGAACATGAAAAAGATTACAATATTTATCACAGCACTTTTAATGGTATTTAGCTGTACAAAAGAGCAAGTTGAACCAACACAAGTTTACAAAACAATTGAAACGAAGTTGTTTATTTTTAACACAATTACCAACGCTGCTAATAACACATGGGTAAATGATACAGCTATTTATTCAGCATTTACAACTGACTTTCAATTTGTGAGAACAATGGCAAAAGGCGATTCAATAAAAATCAAAGTATTTTCTAATCGTGTAAGCCAAAATAATAAGTTAAATATTGTTTATAATGGATTAGTAATAAAAAATATTGAAGTTCAAAAAGTTTTAGAATACACCTTTAAATATGAATAGTTATGGCACGACCTTTTGGAACTAAAGCAATAGAAACACCTGAAAAAATGTGGTGTAACATAAACAATTGTGAAGGATACATGATTTCAAATTATGGAGATGTAATTTCATTTAGAAAAAGAAACAGTAAAGTGTTTTATGATGTTCCGAAAGTTATAAAACAAAATACAATAACTACTCATTGTGCAAAAAAGTATAATAGAGTAAATTTGCTAGGAAAAGCTTTTTTTGTTCATAGATTAGTAGCAGAACATTTTATTGAGAATAAAACAAATAAACCTCAAGTAAACCATATTGATGGTGATTCATTAAATAATATTGTGATTAATTTAGAGTGGGTTACTAATTCAGAAAATCAAATACATAGATTTAAAATGAATGGCACAAAAAACAATTATGGTCAATATGTACATAAAAGTAAAAACAATTTTAGAGTTTATAAAAAAGGAGTAGTCGATAAATCATTTAGAGAATTAGAAGTTGCTCAAACATTTGCTAAACAATACTACTAATTATGCACCCAACAAGAATATTTAAAACACCTGAAGAATTAGAAAAAGCTTTTAATGAGTACAAACAAAGTCTTATTGAAGAAGCTAAACAATGGGTTAAAGTACAATATGTCGGAAAAGATGGAGATAGGGTTACTGACCCTTTAAAACTACCATATACCATAGACGGATTTGAAGTTTGGTGCAAAAATAATTATGGATTTGTACATCAATATTTTGATAATAAAGAGAACCTTTATAATGACTTTGTGACTATCTGTTCGTACATTAAAAAAGAAATTAGAAATAATCAAATTACTGGAGGGCTTCTAGGTTCATACAACCCAAGCATAACACAACGATTAAACGGATTAACCGACAAGAGCGAAGTAACTGTAAAAGAACAGCCTTTATTTCCTGAGTAAAATTAAACAAAGTCAACAAAACCGCTTGTCTATACGGTGAGCAAATCGCATTTATGTTTAAACGAACAACCGCTATAAATAAATTATTGAAACTTGAAAAACGCAAAAAAGTAATTCAAGGCGGTACGAGTGCAGGTAAAACATTTGGAATACTGCCAGTCTTAATTGATAGAGCAGCTAAAACACCACATTTAGAAATAAGTGTAGTAAGTGAAACAATACCACATTTGCGAAGAGGCGCAATTAAAGACTTTTTAAAAATAATGGAATGGACGAACCGTTATGTAGATGCAAATTGGAACCGTTCACTATTAACATATAAATTTGCCAACGGTTCATATATTGAGTTCTTTAGTGCAGAACAAGAATCAAAGTTGCGAGGTGCAAGGCGTAATGTGCTTTACATTAACGAAGCAAACAATATTTCATTTGAAGCTTATCACCAATTAGCAATTAGAACAAGTGGCGAAATATGGTTGGACTTCAACCCTACTGCTGAATTTTGGGCGCATACCGAAGTTTTAAAAGACAATGACAGCGAACATATAATACTTACCTACAAAGATAACGAGGCACTCCCTGAAACAATCATTCACGATATAGAACAAGCGCAACACAAAGCGCAAACATCAAGCTATTGGGCTAACTGGTGGAAGGTTTACGGACTTGGATTGATTGGTTCATTACAAGGTGTTGTATTCGATAATTGGAAACAGATTGAAAAGATACCAACAGATGCAAAACTTTTAGGCTATGGAATGGATTTTGGTTTTACGAATGACCCAACCACATTAATCGCAGTTTACAAAACAAACAATCAACTTTACTTTGACGAGGTATTATATCGTACTAACATGACAAATAATGAAATCGGTAACTTTATGAAGTCAGAAGGAATAGGTAGACCCTACGAAATAGTTGCGGATAGTGCAGAACCTAAATCAATCGAAGAGTTAAGAAGGCAAGGATTTATGATTACACCTGCAACAAAAGGACCCGATTCAATTAAAATTGGTATTGATATTTTAAAACGTGAAAACTTCTTTGTTACTCAAAGTTCAATCAATTTAATTAAAGAGTTAAGGAGTTACGTTTGGGATACTGATAGAGATGGTAAGCTAACAGGAAAGCCAGTCGATTATTCAAATCATTGCTTTATAGGTGAAACTTTAATTACAACAAACAAAGGGCTAAAAAGAATTGATGAAATAAAAATAGGAGATAACGTTTTAACATCAAAAGGATACAAAAAAGTTCAAAAAGTATTTAATAACGGTTTGCATCATGTGAATAAGTACTCGATACAATTAGATACTAATACTGTATATTTGACTGGTACAAATAACCATAAAATAAAAACAACTAAATCATGGACAGAATTATCGAAATTGAAAAAGGGACAGCAAATTTTCCAACACAAACCTTTAAAGGGAAGCAATATAGCTTGTACAATGGAGAAAAGTATTTTAGTAGAGGAAATAAAAGACTTCATACAGAAGTTTGGAAATTTCATAAAGGAGAAATACCTAAAGACTATCATGTACATCATGTTGATGGGAATCAAAATAATAACGAAATATCAAATCTTAACCTTGTACATAAAACATTACATCAAAGATTCGAAGCGAAAAAAAGATTTAAAAACAATCCAGAGTTTGCTAAAAGTTTTCATGCAAAAGGAATTGAGGCTGCAAAAGAATGGCACAAATCAAAACAAGGAATTGAATGGCATAAAAAGAATGGTAAAGAGTGTTGGATTAATAAACCTTTTACAGATAAAATATGCGAACAATGCGGAAAAGATTATAAAACAAGACACTCGGGCATATCTAAATACTGCCATCAAAACTGTAAAGCTACTGCACTTCGAGCAAGGAGAAAGTTACAAGGCTCAAGTATATGATTTAATGATAGAGGATTGCCACGAATATTTTGCAAATGGAATCCTTGTTCATAATTGTGTTGATGCTATGAGGTATTTCGCACTTAATAAATTAAATAACCGACCAAGTGGCAAATACGCAACAATGAAAATTTAGCAAAAAAGTACAAAATTTATATATTAAATAGAATGAAGTTTGAAAAAAGAACCATTAGTCAGTTTATAAAATGCAAAACAATTGCAGAACTTGAAACCGATCCATTAAATCGTAACATTAAATTGCTAGCTGAATTAACAAACAAAACTTTTGATGAAATAGAGTCGATGCCAATTGAAGACTTAACAAAATCATTAAAAGCATTTAGTGAAATAGAGAACTTAAATCCAAACGCAAGAGTGAAAATGGATTTTAAAGTAAAGGGCAGAAGGTTTAAATGTATTTGGCAAACACAAAAGTTAAAGGCAGCACAATACATTGATGCAACTTCATTCTGCAAAGATGAGGCGAATATTATAAACAACATTCACAATATACTTGCAGCGATATGTGTTGAAAAGACTTGGTATGGCAAAGTAAAAAAATACGATGGTGCAAATCATAAAGAGGTTGCAGACTTGTTTTTAAACCACATGAAAATTGAGCAGGCATATCCTATCATGCTTTTTTTTTGCAGGTACTACAAGGAATTAGCAGACAATATCCTAATTTATTTGGAATCGGAATCGGTGAAAGCAATGGAGAGAGTGAAGCCAATATTGGACAAACATTTGAAACAAAATGGGGTTGGATAGTAGCAATTAACAACCTTGCAAACAATGATAGAAGTAAGTGGGAATACTTTGAAGATATGAACATAATAGAGTTCTTAAACACATTAGTATTTTATAAGGATAAAAGTGAAGACGATAAAATAAAATGGCAAGCAGCAAAACAAATACAATAACAATAAAATATAAAGTAACTATTTATGGCAAATTAATTAGGTTGTGTAGAAAAACTTTTGCACTACCATTTTTATTAAAGTTTATAAATAAATTTCCAATAGCAATTATGCAGATACCTAAGTTGGGAAAAGAATTAGTTTATTTAAAAAAATAAAACAATGGCAGCAAGCGCAAAGGACATAGGTAGTAAGTATGGTAGTTCGGTTGATAACTTTGAAAAGGATTTAGTAAAAGGTGTTGATGGTGTGTTTTTAGATTGGGCTAATGTTTCAATACTGATTATGCGAAAGATAATTACACGCAAGGCACGAACAGGTCAAGCGAGTACATTAGCGGCCGACATAGCACCTAAACCTTTTAAAAACGGAATACAAATAGTAACAACACAAGACTATTGGCAGTACATTGATGAAGGTGTACAAGGTGTAAAAAGTCAAACTAAAGCACCTAACTCACAATTTAAATTTAAAAATTTAGGTGTGCCAAAACAAATGTGGAAATCTTTTATTAAGTACGCCGCAAGAACTGAAGCAAAAGAAATAAAAGGAATAACACTTTCAACAAAAGGTAAAAGTAAAATACAAGCAGGAAGGGACTTAATAACAGTTGCTAAAGGTTTGGCAGTAGCTACAAAAATAAGCGGTATAAAACCAATGCGATATGTTGAACCAGCAGTAGGTTCAGCAAGAATTAAAAAGCTGAATCAAGCTTTATCTAAAGAAATGAAAACAGTAATAACAATGGCAATAATTAAATAATGGCAATTACAATACTTTCAAGCCCGAATCAGTTCATGGCTGCTTATAATCAAGTGGCATATACAGTAAGCAGTAATAATACTGCGCAACCTAATTTCAACTTTATAATTGATGTGAATCAAACGAGCGGTATAAGCAATCCATTAGCGAGGTTAAAATATCCGAAGCAACCTAACAGTAGCACTTTGACATTTGACATTGGCAGCGTTTTAAAAAACTATGTAAGCTATGATTTTAAAGCAGCAATGGAAGATGTATGTACGGCAAATGATAACAGCCAATTGAAATATTTTTTGCAGTTTAGAGAATTGTATGATGTGAGCGGAATACCTACGTTAAGCGGTGTATTAGCAAGTAACCCAACAACACCAAGCACAACAAGTTATCAAATGGCAGGGAATGCTATATTTGATTTTGAGGATTTTACACCAACAAGTTATGCAGGTGTTGAAGTGGCAACACATGGCTTTTTAAATACATCTTTACCCGAAAAAATTGAGCCAAATCAAAATAAAATATTAACTTTTTTGCGCAACGCAACGATGTTTGATACAGTGCGAATTACAAGTGGTGGTGTTAATTATGATGAGCCTATATATACTCCAATTACAAACAAACATTTGTTCAATATAAATGCAGGTGATTTGCTATTGCTAATTCAAGGCGTAGTAGTGGTTAATAATACATACACAGTATCATTAGTAAACTTAGGGACTGTAATATGCAGTAAAGTATTTACTTATGAAACACCATGCAGTCAGTACCCAACAGTAAGGCTACATTGGTTAAACAAATTAGGTGGATTTGATTCATTTAACTTTGAAAAAAACACAGTAAATGCAACTGAAATAGAGCGCAAACAATTTAAAGCACCATTACCAATAGGTTATTCAACAAGTGATAGGTTAAAGACTAATTACAACACAACTGTAAATGATGTTATAACTATTAACAGCGATTGGATAAGTGCAGAACAAAGCTTGTTATTTGAAGAGTTGAGTAATAGCCCTGTAATATATTTAGAAAGAAGTTCAGATGATTTTGTTGCTGTTAATATTTTAAATTCTAGTTATGAAATTAAGACCTTTTTAACTGATAGAAAAATGTTCAATGTAACATTTGAAATTGAATACAGCTACTCACGTTATAGACAATCTTTATAATGAATCAAAACCGATTAATCATAAATCAAATTGCAGGTGCAAACATAGTTGAATATGAACTTGACTTGTTTGATAACGTGCCAATACCTGTTAACAAAAGTATCATTGATATTCAAAACATAGCCGAACGCAAAAGTGATTTCACCAAAACAATTACATTGCCTGGCACTCATAACAACAATGATATTTTTAGTAATATATTTAACTTAGCTAGGTCAGTTGAAAATGATAATACATATAATTTCGCACCTGACTTTAACCCAAATTTAAAAGCTGATGCAATACTTTATAAGAACGGAATTGTACAAATAAAAGGATATTTACAACTAACAAATATAAATGTAACTGATGATTATGAAATTGAATATGAAGTAATAATTATTGGAAGAACTGCTAATTTATTTCAGGACTTAGGCGATAAGAAACTAAATGAATTAGACTTGTCAGCATTTGACCATACGTGGAATTACACAAACATTTCAGCAAGTTGGACACCTAGTTCTGTTATCGGTTATTATTATGGACTAATTGACAATGGGTTAAGTTCAAATCAACAAGGCTACTATACTGAAAATTTTAAACCTCAAATATTTTTAAAAGTTATTGTTGATGCAATTTTTAAGGATGCAGGATATAGATATGCGTCACTTTTTTTTACAAGTGGAAAATATACCAAGCTAGTAGTTCCAACAACACAAAACAAATTATTATTAACAACGCAGCAAGTAACCGATAGAACATTTATAGCGGATAGAATAGTAAACAGTGGTTTAATTTCTTTACCACAAAGTGGCTTTACTGTATTACCATTTAATAATATTGCTTTACAGAGTACACCTGCTGGGTATAATAGTACAACATTTATTTATACTATACCAACAGGAGCAAGTGGTGTTTATTCTTTTGCTTGTAATATTGATATGACTTTTTTATATGATAATTTCAATAGTAATAACTGTGGAGTTGATTATAGTTTTTTAATTAAAAAGGGTTCAAGTTTATTATTCCAAACAGGTAGGGATTCAACTACAATAACATTTCCAAGTCAAACAATTAAAACAAGTTTTCAGAGTCAAGAAGTTTTTTGTAGTGCAGGTGAGCAAATAGAGGTTCAGTTATTTTTTGAAAACAATACAGATATAAACAACACTTTTGATTTAAGATTAAATACAACTTCTAATTTCTTTTCAATTGTAAACCCTAATTTAACTATTGGTAGTACAATGCAACTTGCAAATTGTTTGCCAAGCGACATTACACAAGCAGATTTTTTACTATCAATTATAAACTTATTTAATCTTTACATTGAGCCAACAGCACTTGACGAAAAAACATTAAAGATTGAACCACGTGATGAATTTTATACAACTGATATAATTGATTTAACAAACAAAATAGATGTATCAAAACCTATCGAAATTACACCACTATCAGAATTAAAATACAAAGAATATCTATACACGTTTAGCGAAGACAAAGACGAATTAAATACTATATTTCAAAGTAAATATACCTATCCTTATGGGTCATATTTAAAGAGTGTAAACAATGACTTTGTAAAAGAACAATATAAGACTAAAACATTATTTGCACCAACTCCATTGAATGGAATTAGAAATAAAAATCCAAAGGTTGTATTTAGTGAAATTGTTTTTTTAGATTCAAGTGGTAAAAGAACAGATGGCACAAGTAAGCTAAGACTACTATTTGCAGGGGGGTTGAGTGATTTTATAGGTACAAGTTATTTTAGCTTACGTGACCCTGATGGCACGTTCCATTTTATTGATAGTTATCCATACGTTGGGCATTTAGATAGCATCACAAATCCGACCTTTGATGTTAATTTTTACACCCCACAACAATTATTTTATGGCAAATCATCAAGTATAAAATATACTGATAACAATCTATTCAATTTATATCATAAGAAAGGAGTTGAAGAGATTACAAATAAGGATTCAAAGACTGTTAAGTTTCATGTTAAATTATCCGAAAACGATATTAACAAACTTTCGTTTAGAAGCCTATATTTTATTGACAAGCAATATTACCGACTATATGAATTAGACTTTGATAGTAACAGCGAAGAGCCTGCAGTTTTAACCTTTTTGCAGCTTGCAAATGTTGAATCATTTGTGGGCAGTCAAAGTAATATAAATGGGGGTGGCGATGGTGTAGCAGTTATTGAAATTGATGTACAAAGGAATGGTAATACACTAACAAAAGGCGGTGATATTTTGTTGTTAGGAAGAGAGAATAATGTTAGCGGTGATATAAATCTAATTAACTCAAATGGGAACCTTGTAAATGGTGAGCGAATAAGCGTTTTAGGTGGCGAAAACAACATATTAAATAGCACAGATGGAACATACTTAGGCTGTGAAGATTTTACAAGCGTAAGGAATGGTGAAGTGGTAATAAAAAACATTGACCAACCGTTGCTTACAACACGAATATTGACAGTTGCCGAACTTAAATCACTACATACTACACCTATTCAATTACTTGCATCGGTTGATGGTTATTGGATTGAAATATATGATGCTTATATTACTGTGTTCTTTGAATCAGCAACACCAGTAGCATATAACAATCACAAACTACACTTACAATACAGTGGCGATGGCACTCACTTATTAGAGTTTGACAATGGAATAACAATGGTAACAGTAGCAACAAAACAAAGAGGTATAAACATAAACGATTTACCATTTAAGAACTTAGCAGTACAAATACATAGCGCAGGAAACTTAGGAACAAGTGGGAATGGAAAAGCATTAATAGAGTTAGAATACAGACTACATAGAATTATACAATAATGGCAAACGAAAAAATAATATTTGATACCGAAGTAAAAGTAGGTAGTTCAGTAGGTTCTGTAAAAAGTTTAAAAGCAGAATTAAGAGCAATAACAAACGAATTAGGAACACTTGAACAAGGTAGTGAAGCATTTATAAAAGCAGCATCAAAAGCAGGTGAGTTAAAAGACAAAATAGCTGATGTAAAAGATACAGTAAATGCCTTTAATCCTGAAGCTAAATTTCAAGCATTGGCAGGTGTAGTTGGTATTGCTGCTAATGGATTTGCAGCTATGCAAGGAACTATGGCTTTAATGGGTGCTGAAAGCGAAGACCTAAACAAAGTAATGGCTAAAACGCAAGGCGCAATAGCCTTAGCAACTGGCTTAAATGGGTTATTAGGAATGGGTGATGCTTTTAAATTATTAGGAGCGCAAGTAATTAAAATTATTCCATCATTAAACGCAATGGGTGCAGCTATGTTAGGTGCAATTACTGGCGGTGTGGCAATTGCTTTAGTTTTAATTATTAGTTATTGGAAAGATTTAAAACTAATGATTACCGGCACTATTGATGAGGTCAAATTAGGTACTAAAGAAATGCAAGAAGCAGTTGCAAAAGGGCATGAAGAGTTTAAAAAAGCAGCCGATGAACGCAATTCAACTAGAGAACGTGAAGCAAAATTAAAACTAAAAGGTAAGGACTTAGATATTGAACTTGCTAAAATAGAAAAACAAAGAAAGATTGATGAAGCGGTTGCAAGTGGGAAGCTAGCAAGTGAAAAAGTTTTAATTCAAAAAGAATATTTGAAAAGTATTGCTGATATAAATAAAAAATATGATGATGAAGAAAAAGCAAGGCAACAAAAACAAAAAGAGCTAAATGATGCTAGAATAAAAAGAGAAAAAGAAGAAAAAATAAGACAAGCTGAAAGTGACTATAAATTTTATAAAGATTTAAGCGAAAAACAAAAAGAGGAAAAAGACAAACAAAGTAATGATGAGTTTGAAGCCGAACTAAACGCAATAAAAGCACAAGGAGAAACACTAACATCACAATATTATAAAGACAAACAATCAGAAATTGAAATTGATAAATTAGCAATAGAAGCAAAAAAACAGCTATTACAAACAAGCGCAAGTATTTTAGGTAGCCTAAGCGAACTAGCAGGAAAACAAACAGCAGAGGGCAAAGCATTAGCAATAGCACAAGCAACTATTAATACTTATTTAGGAGCATCAGAAGCCTTTACAGGAAGTTTAAAAATAGACCCAACGGGTGTTTTAGGTAGTATTTTAGCAGGTGTTGCAGTATTACAAGGTATTGCAAATGTAAATGCAATTGCAAATGTACAAGTTCCAAATGGTGGCGGTGGCGGTGGCGGTGGTATAGCAGCACCACCAGCACCTAGAATAGCCCCTAGTTTGAGCGGTGCGAAATTAGGAGGTAACAGCGAAGTGATAACAAATAATAAAGGCGGTGTACAAAAGGTTATCGTCACCGAAACTGATATTACAAACACACAAAACAAAGTTAAAAATATAGTCACAAAAGCAACTATAAGATAGCTTAAATTGATTAATAAGAGCGTAATGGTATATTTATATCATTGCGCTTTTTTTATGTCTAAAAAGCAAATAATTTTTAGTCTTATATTTATTATTGAATGGATAAATTACCAATTTACAGATTTATAGTAAGCGAAGACGATGAAGCACAACTTGAAGCGGTGGCTTTTGTGGATTCACCTGCTATTGAAATGAATTGGCAAGCGTTTAATTCTAATCAATATAAGTTCAAAGCTGATAACGAAAAAAGAATTATTAGTGGACCGTTAATGGTTGCAGAATTGCCAATCTATCGCAGAACAGAAGAGGGCGAATATTATGGTGTATTTCAAAAAGAAGATATTTATAATTTAAGAAATAAGTTTTTTAAACAAGGTAAATCAAACTTAGTAAATGAGATGCACAACAGCGACAAAATGATTGAAGGTGTGTATATGATTGAAAGTTTTTTAATTGATAAAGAGCGTGGAATAAATGCACCTAAAGGATATACTTTAACTGATGGTAGTTGGTTCGGTTCTTACAAAATTGACAATGATGAAATTTGGAATGACTTTATAAAAAGTGGCGAGTTTAAAGGGTTTAGTGTTGAAGGAATATTTAACACAGTTAAGATAGATGAAAAGCCGCAAAACATAATTGAACAAATAATTGAAATAATAAAAAATACAAATGAGTAAAATAAAACTAACACCGATGGAAGCTTTAAAGCAAATTGGTAATTTACTAAAAATGGATTTTGCAAAAGTAGAGAAATTCAAAAGTGCAAAATTAGCAGATGGAACTGAAATAATGTGGGATGGTGAAATCGCTGAAGGTACTGCTATCATGGTAGTTGCCGAAGATGGAAATCAAATGCCAGCACCCGATGCAGTTCATGAATTAGAAGATGGTACAAAGGTTACAACTGTGGGCGGCTTAGTTACTGCTATTGAAGCAAAGAAAGAAGAAGTTGAAGTTGAAATGGCTGATGACAGCATGGCAAAAATGGAAGAGCGCATGGCATCATGTGAAACTAAAATGGCTGAAATGGAAGTTAAAATGGGCGAAATGTTCGGCAAGTTTACAGCTATTGATGAAACAATTGCAAGCACTACTAAATCAGCAAATGAAAAGTTTGAAGCAATCAAAGTAATTGTTGATGAAATTGCAGAAGAACCAATAGTAACGCAACCTAAACCAACCCAATCAACATTCAGCAAAAAAGATAAACAAATGTCAGCACTTGAAAAAGTAGCTGCCTACAAAAAATTCATAAACAACTAAAAAAAACAAACATAAAAAATCATGGCATTTAACGTAACGAGCCTAGCGGCTTACACAAAGACCAACGAGAATACCTTAATAACTCGTTCATTTTTCGAGCCTAAAACGGCTGCAAGAATGCAAAAATTAGTAGGTGTAAAATCAACAATTCAAGTACCATCATTATCCGATGTTTTAATATGGCAAAATGGTGATGCATGTGGATTTGAGGCAAGTGGGGATACTACTATTTCTGCTAGAGTATTGACAGTTGGAAGAGTAAAAGTAAACAAACAATGGTGTATTAACGATTTAGAAACTAAATACACAAGTCTTTTGTTGTCACCTGGTTCTAATTATGATGCTTTGCCTGGTGGTATTGATGAAGCTTTTGTTGAAACTATTTTAGGAACAACTAATGAAGATACAGAAAAGGCAATTTGGCAAGGTGACACTACATCATGGAACTCACAATTAAAACAATTCGATGGTTTAGTAAAGATTATCAATGCTGCAAGTGGAACAGTTCAAGCGAATGCAACACCTTACATTGCAACAGCAGTAACAGCAATTACAGCGGCAAATGTGATAAGTGTAATGCAAGCAGTATATGCAGCTATTCCAATTGAAATTTTAGACAAAGCAGATTTAAAAGTTAGCGTTGGAACTCACATTTTCAGATTATATCAATTAGCTTTAACAAATGCAAATTTGTTCAATTTCATTGCAACTGATAACGCATTAGGCGAAATGAAGATACATGGTACTAATGTAACGGTAGTTTCAACTCCAGGACTTAACAACACTAATGCAATCTATGCTTTAAGAGATGCAAATATGTTTCTTGGTGTAGATTTGGAATCGGAAGACAACGACTTTAGGTTCTGGTATAGTGAAGACTTTGACTTAGTACGTTTTAAATACAGATTTAAAATGGGTGTGCAAGTATCACAAGTTGCAGAAATTGTTAAGTTCACATTATAGTCATTTGGGGGTTAATAGCCCCCTTTAAACCCCTTATAAAATCATGGCATGTGCAATAGTAGCAGGTTACGCTTTAGACTGTAAAGATACAGTAGGCGGAATAAAAAATTTGTTTATAACCGAACAAGCAAACATTACAGCGATAACTGAAAATGCGAGCGGTTATGTAACAGCAATTACAAAGACTGGTGGCACTAAGTATTTTACTTATGCTTTAGAGCCACGTGGCGCAAACAGTACAACTAACAATATTCAAACTGACCCTAAGATTGGAACAGTAGCTTATGAACAAACAATTGCGGCTGCGTTCTTGAAAATGAAATATGAAACGCAATTTAAATTACAGCAAATTATTAAGAATAGAACTTCGATAATTGTTGAAATGAAAAGCGGTCAATATTTCTTATTTGGAAGTGGCAATGGTATGGAATGTACAGGAGGGACTGGAACATCAGGAGCAGCAATGAATGAGTTTAACGGATATTCATTAACATTCGCAGGTATGGAAAAAGTATTTGCTCAAGAAGTAGACCCTTCAATTATAGCAGCTTTATTAGTGTAATTTGTTTTCATAAATTTTGCAAAAGCCTACTGATTAATTTTAGTGGGCTTTTTGTTTTAGCAAACTTTTGTATTATTTATATTTATAATTAGTGATAAGATTTCAAAAAAATTATACAAACAATGTTGTGGTTACTCTAACGGAAAATTCAACTGTGAGTAATCCTATTTATTTGTTTTTATTTACAAATCAGACTACCAATGTTAATTATTATTTTATTGCAAATGACACAAGTTTATTTAAAGACAGATATAATAGTTTTATAATTATTGAAGGACCTTGCTTACCAATTGATACATTATCCGGGTTTGTTGAATTAGGGTTAAATGGCTTTTATGACTATACTATTTACCAAACATCATTAACCAATGTCGATGAGTTAGATAGTGCGAATGATGCAATACCTTATATTACTAAAACAGTTGAAGTTGGAATTGTTGATGTCGTTTTAACTGAACAAGAAATAGAAGAATACGAAGTGCAAAGTAATACCAATATAGTTTACCAACCCGAATAAATGAGTTATACAGATAGAACTATCAAAATAGGATTTAGCAATGATAAAGTTCCGCAATTCGTGGAGCAAAAGTCAAAAGTATGGGTTAAATATGGTGAAGAAAACAACTATCCTCAATACCTTGTATTATTATTTAACAGAAGTGCAAAGCATAACGCAATTGTAACTTCAAAACAATTATATATAAGTGGTAAAGGTTGGCAATTTGACCAAGCAGAAATGCAAGGCGAAGAGGTTATTGCATTGCAAGCATTTATCGATAACCCTAACCAGTACGAAACCTTAAACGATTTAGCCAAAAAAACTATTTTAGACAACGAATTATTTGGAGGTTGTTATTTAAAAGTAGTAGGTACAAAAGGGAAGAAAGGACAAGAACTTTACCACATTGATTATTGCACAGTAAGAAGCAACGAAGACAATTCAGAATTTTATATAAGTGATGAATGGATAGATGAAAGTGGTAATGAAAAAAGCAATCCATTGTTTGTTACTTTGCCTGCTTATGACCCGAATGTTAAACAAGCTGAAAGTATTTATTATTACAAGAGTTACAGACCGAATTTAAAGACTTATACATTACCCGAATACATAGGTGGTATTCCTGCAATTATTACTGATGCAGAAGTAGCAAATTACCATAGAGCAGAAATACAAAATAGCTTTAAAGGAAGTAAAATGATTACTTTCGTTAATGGTATTCCAAGTGATGATGAAATGAAAGCTACTGAACGCAAGTTAAAGAGCAAATTTACATCAACAGATAGCGCAGGTTCAATAGTTGTAGACTTTGCAGATGACAAGGATAGAGTAGCAATAATAAACGATTTAAGCGCAGGTGATTTTGCTGATAAATACACTGCTTTAAACGATACAATTCAACAAGAGATTTTTGTTTCGCATAAAATTGTATCGCCAACTATTTTTGGGGTAAGGGTTGAGGGTCAGTTAGGGGCAAGGGCTGAAATGATTGATGCTTTTAACCTATTTAATGCAACTTATGTAAGCCCAAAACAACAAGTTCAAGAACAAATATTTAATATTTTTGCACCAGTAAAAGGCAAGTTAAAGATTAAGCAACTTGAACCTATTATGCCTTCATTTAGTGAAGCCACATTAACGCAAATTTTAACAAAAGATGAGTTAAGAGAAGTAATAGGTAGAAAACCTTTAGAGCCAACACAAGTAGTTCAAGCACCTGCAACTAATTTTAAATTTAGTAAGCAAGTAAAGGATTTAATAGACTATGAAACCTTTGCAAAGTATGGTGAAAGTGTAGAAAATTTTACAAGCATAAAAACTAAAAAGTTTATGTTTGGCAAGCAAGATTTTATATCTAAAATTGAACAAGGAATACTTGACTTAATTAAAAAGACTCCAAACATTTCAGTTGAAAGTATAATGAAAGTTATGAGTTTGGATAAAACCAAAGTCAATGATGCTTTAGAAACATTGATTGGCGATAATTTAATTGATAAAGATTTAAAAATTACTATCAAAGGCGAAAACAAGAATGTACCTAGTTTTAGTGAATTATTTATTAGATATAAATATGCTTTAAGAAGTGATGCGCCTGCATTATTAGAAGGTGGCGAAAGTCGTGACTTTTGCGCTGCAATGATGGCTAATCCTAGATACTTTAGCAGAGAAGATATTGAGAATATAGGCAATGATTTAGGACAAGTTTATGACATACCTAACTATGATGCATTTCGCAGGCGTGGAGGTTGGTATCATGACCCAAAACAAGATGTAAATTTACCGTTTTGTAGGCATATTTGGGTACAAGAATTAGTAAAAAGAAAATAAAATGGCAGCGCAAATATTATTTTTAAGTGAGCAAACATTAAAGCAACGTTCTGTATTGCAGGATAATGTTGATATGAAGATTGTAACCCCTACCATTATTGAGGTGCAAGAATTCTATATTTTACCGATATTAGGAACAAGTTTATACAACGAATTAAAGACACAAATTGCAGCAAGCACAGTTACAGCAGCGAATAAGAATTTAATTGATAATTATGTAACGAATACGATGATTTGGTATATGCAAGTAGAGTTACCTTTGTCAATGAATTATAAATATTTTAATAAAGCAGTAGGCGTACAAAATGCTGATAATATGCAGCCTGCAAGCATGAGCGAAATTCGTGACTTAATGGATGAAGCTAGAAATAAAGCCCAAGTATATGCTGAAAGATTAACTAAATTTTTACTAGCAAACACAGCTACTTATCCATTGTATTTAACACAAACAGGAGTAGGCATAGATACTATATTTCCACAAAGAACTAATTATAATAGTGGAATGTTATTAGATGGTGATGGGTGTTGTAATGGTAAATACAACTTTCAAGGGATTAGAATTGAACCAAGAGAATTAACACAACCATGCACATTTTGCTAATGAAAACTAAAATAAAAAATATCGAAAAATTACAGAAATTTATAAAAGAACAAAATGGAATTTTACAGCTTAAACCAAATAATAAATCTATTCCAAACAATAGCGACAAGCCACGCTCAAATAAACGGATTTAACTTTGGTGAAAGCTATGATATTTCAGCAAGTGAGCAAGAGCAATATCCTTTGTTATGGATTGATGTAGTAGATAGCGCAATTGATAGTAATACTTTGAGTTTAAATATGAACGTAAAAGTAATGGATATTCAAAAGGATGACCAAACGAATGAACGAGATACTTTAAGCGATTGTTTAAGCATATCACAAGACGTTTATTCTGCTTTGACTAACCCAATATACCAAGATTACTTTATGTTGCAATTTAGCACTAATTTAGTACCTTTAAGGGAAGCATTAGCCGATAAAGTAAACGGTTGGGAAATGAATTTAACTTTTGAATTAGCACAAGAAAGAAACAGGTGTCAAATACCTTTAAAATAAAATAAATATTATGACAGATTTAGGAAAAATAATTGGATCGGGAGGCTGCGAATTTATTAAGGCAGCAACTGCAAAAACAAGTAAAAATTATTGCGGTATTGTTATCAATACTGATGCTGTAATTGGCACACTTGAAATGAATGGTGTAAATGTATTAGCAACAAAAGACTTTACAAGTGCAACTGTTAGCGCAGGTATGTATATACCAGCAGCGGCAGGGACTGCAATTACTGCAATTACATTAACAAGTGGTACAGCAATAGGCTATAACTTTCAATAGTTATGCTTGGAATTACGACAACAAATGCAAGGGTTGGCGGTTATCGTAAGAAAGCGATTGACCCAGCAGCAGCAGCATTTATAGCAGCTGCAGGAATAACAGACCCTACGCAACAAGCAGCGGTTATTTATTTAACCGATAGTTTGAAAGGTAATAACAAAGCCCAAAACGCAAGTGGTATTGACTTCTTTAGCGGTTGTTATGCTATTTATCCATTGGTAGGTAGTGCAGCGACACCGCATAGATATAACTTGCGTGATATATCAACGTTCCTAATTACTTATGGTGGTACTGTTACACATGATGCAAATGGTATAACTGGAAATGGTGTGAATGGCTTTGGTGATACTGGTTTCAGTCCTTTAAATAATGGCTTGCCTTTAGATGATGCAGGTATTGGAGTATACACAAGAACAAGTGCTAATTTAGGAACAGAAATGGGCGCAAGTGATGCAGGATTAACCAATAGTTTATATCTTCAAACAAGAGCGGGCGGTTTTACTGTAATGCAAGCTAATAGTAGTACATTTGCCGCAGTTGCAGAAGCTACTGGAACTGGGTTGTTTGTAGGTGTGAGGCGTAATGCAACAAGTATGCAGATTTATAAAAATGGTGCAAGTACTATATTGAAAACAACAAGTGCAGGAAGTTCAGCAAGAACAGCAAGCACGTTGAATTTAATGCGACTAAATACTGGTGGAGTTGGAACAAGTTATAGTGGTAAAAACATTGCTTTTGTTTTGATTTTTACAGCTACAAATGCCACATTTATAAATGCAAACATGGCTACACTTTACAACATAATTCAACAATATCAAACTTTATTAAGTCGCCAAATATGATAGGTTATAAACTAACAAAAACAAAAGCATTAACACTAATTGGTCAAACATTTGATGGTGTAAGTATGTTTAATCCAGTTGAAATAAATGGGCAATGGCTAATCTTTGAGGGTGAAGTAAACGAATGCACCAATGAAGAATATATGTGGGTTAAAAATTTAACAACAATAGAAATAAATACAATAATTTGAAATAAATATATGAACACGACAGAAACAATTTTAGAACAAGTAAAAAGCAATTTAGTAGCAGCAAAAGCTATTGAGATATGTTTAGCAGAAAATGCAACTATTAGCATAATTGATAATGGTACAACATCAATGATGTTGGAAATAACTGAAAGTGGGCAAAATGTGCCAATTGTTCAAGAACCAGTTAATGACATTGCTGAAATAGCAGCAGTATTTATAAGTCGATTAAATTTCGTATTTTAATTAAATATAATGATTATTGATTTCCAAAATTTCATAAACATATTAACGAGTGGGCTTTTGGGAGTATCAATATACTTTTTTAAAGTGAGTCAAAACCATGAACAAAGGATTCAGAAAGTCGAGGATATTTTTTCAATAAAATTTGAACATTTAATGAAAGAAATTGATGACATGAAGCATGAGATAACTAACCTTACAACAATGGTTAACAAGCAAGCGAATAACGAAAGCAACATGAAGAATGCAGTTGATTTATTGCTTCAAAAATTACTTGAAAAACAATGAAAAAAATAATTAACTATATTGGTGCAAGTTTTGACAATTCAAAAGAGGGCGCAAGTGCAAGGAAATTAACAGCTTTTGCATTGATGGTGTGTATTGGTTATTTGCATATAAAATACACCGATATAAGTAACTCTGTAAGCTTCCTAACAGTTGATTTAATAGGCGTATTCATGTTGTTAGGTATAGTAACAGCTGAACAAGTAATTAAGTTTAAAAACGGTGCAAATGATAAGTAAGCATATTACAATAGAAGAAGCCACACATAGCGAAAAGGCTATAAAAAACAAGATTTCAAATGTGCCAAATGAAGCGCAATTGGAAGCAATGCAATTAGTAGCTGGAAAGTTGTTTGAACCTTTGCGAGAATGGTACAATAAACCGATTAAAATAAATTCATTTTATCGCAGTACAGAAGTAAATAAATTAGTTGGCGGTGCTGCAACTTCGCAGCATTGTAAAGGCGAAGCAATAGACATTTCAGCTGGCACAAAAGAAGAAAATAAAAAATTATTTGATTGGATAAAAAATAGCGGTTTGACTTTTGACCAGTTGATAAATGAATTTAATTATACATGGATTCATATTTCGTATAAAACTAATGGAAACAGAAAACAAATTATTGTAATAAAATAATGGATTCGGTAGAAATTGAAAGAGCAAAAAATGTTCAAATAATTAAAAAAAAATATGCTAAAATTGAAGCGGATAAAAGGCAAATTTTAGACGATAAGAAAAAACGCAAATGACCGAAGTAGAATTTAAAGGAGTAATTAAAGATTATAACCGCTTTTGGAATTTAAAAAGACGTGTAATTCGTAAACTAAAAGGAAAAAAAAGCCACAGAATCGAAGCAATAATTAAAAGATGTAAAAGACTATTGAAATGAAAAACTACGAGCCAAAACCAAAGGAAGATGAAACAACCGAAGATGCGTATGACTACTGGACTGAAAATGATATGTCGTAATATTAGTGCTATTGCAATAGTTTCTATTTACCTATTTATATGCAGTTGCAGCCCTTTAAGAAATCATTATTTAAATAAGTATTGTAAGAATGATACAACCGCTAAAATCGTTTATATACATGATACAATTGTTATTGATTCTATTAGAGTTGACTCTGTATTTAGTGATAAAATTGATTCAGTTTATTTGGTTAAAGATAAAATTGAAATTCAATATGTAAAGAAGTTTGGTAAGGTATATTTGCAAGGTAAATGTAAAGGCGATACTATTTACTACGAAAAGAAAATATTAGTTTATAACGATTGTAAGTCAAAAGAATTAGCATATATGGATAAATTCATGATAAAATACAAATGGGCATTTGTAGTAATTGCATTGCTATTAGTAGCAGTAATTATACAAAGCTTTAAAAAATAATAAAAACAGCTTAGTTTTTTTACCTCAAATATTAATTTATTTGGGGTTTTTTTATTTCCTATCAAAAAATAATTAGCTTAAAAATCAAACAGTTACAAAATAATTAGTTTAATTTTGTATTTTAGTTTTGTATATTCAAAACTAATATTATCTTTGTAGGGCAATAAAGCAATAGAAATTATGAAAGTACAAATATTTAAATACGAAAAAGAAGCACCTTTGTTTAGAGGTGAGCTGTTAGCAAGTTTAACAAGCAAAAAAGCGAACAGAGGCGAAGTAAACGCACAAATTGAGCCATTAAAAACTTTCCTAATGAAAGAACATGGAACTTTAACAATTGCTATTTTAACCAATTAGATTATGAGCGACATGGAAATTTTTAACTGGATATTAACTCCAATTGGAGCAATAACAACAAGTATAACATCACTTATATTAATTGGTGTAATAGCCATAATTCACACGCTATTTGACGCAAGTGAAGAAATGATAAACGAATGCAAACAAATTTTAAAACAAAAATAAACATGGAAAAATCAAGATTAAAACCAAGCATTGTTGCAATGCTATTGGAAAAGAAAAACGAACAAAAAGTTATCAAAATATCTGTTCATTTTGGGGTTGGATTAGCAAGTTTAAAACAAGCTATTCGTAGAAATTCAGAATACCTTACGCAGCCTGCTTATGAGGTGCAAATACAAAAGGCTTTAGGATTACCAAGTAATGCCAAGATAAGCGAAATTTATACGATTGACCAACAATTTTTAAGCAATCACAACTAATGGAAGTTATATGGTTTTACACCTTAGTAATCGTTATGAGTAGCATATTACTTTGGTTCGCAGCAATAGTTTTAAGCCTTTGGGTAAATCGTTCAAAATCTAAAAATAAATACGATGATTTTAATAAATAAATTGACATTCTATAATTCAGAAACAAAGGAATACAGAAGCGAAATTGCACTTTATGAAGATGCACAATTTTACAAAGTACTTCACGAATCAGGAGCGAAAATTAATGGTCAAATATTTTTGAATAAAAATGATGCTATTGATTATTTTAACCAAGCAAAAAAGAATATTTGCAAGGCATTATCGGACATGGGTATAATTTACGAAATAAAATGACAAACGAACAACTAAAAAAAGAGTATGCCGAATTAGGCGAAAGTTACATCAAGACATTGGAAATATTTTTAGAATATCATAAGAAAGATGCAGCAATTTCATCATCAATTAAAATGTTAATTGATACAACTAAAATGAGAATTGAAAGAATTAATAAATCAAAAATATGTACCAATCAGAATCAATAACTAAAATAGCCTTAGCCTTAGTAAAGGCACAAATGGCAATGAGTGGAGCTGTTAAA